GTACAAATATACACCCACTTTTTAAATAACAAAACTTTTTTAATGTTTTTTTGAAATAAAAAAAGGTCGGGTAACAACTCCCGACCTAACTAAATGATATGACAAACTGCCTGAGTAGGCTATTTGAATTGCAAATATATTTTGTAATTTTGTTTATATGAAATACATTTGCCAACAGATATGACAAACAAACTTATTCTATTCGCTGCAATAATTACATCAATCTATTTAATAGGTTGCAAGCCTAAAACGCCACCTATCAACTACCAAAGCCAACTGGATAGCCTAAATGGTGTAATTTCCACAAAAGATGCAATCATTAAAAATATGGTAGCTGACCTTGATAGCCTTATTGAACTAAAAGAAAATGTGAGGTACATACAAGGGCAAAAAATAATAATTTACAAAACAACACCAACTCCGCAAAGAGTGCAACAACTCGCAGAACGCCTTTAATTATGAAAACAACAATAATACTTTTACTATGCAGCCTATCTGCACACGCTCAAATCATTTTTCAAATTGGTGACAAAAGAGCTGAAATAGTGCCAACGGTAACTTATGATACTGCCGTTTGCTTATCGCTCAACCAGATGGATAATATAATGATTGAACTATTGAAATGTGATAGCATTGCAGAAGTAGTTAAAATAAGCGATTTGCAGCTATCAAAATATAAAAGCATAGTAGATATGCAGTCTGACCAAATAAGTGCCGTTAAAACCGCTCTAAACACGTCAAACAACTTTAATAAGCTGCTTCAAGGTGAGGTAAGAACATTAACGGTAGAAAACGAAACCACAAAACAAAAACTAACCAAAAATAGAAAAGCCTTTTTTGCTGCTGCTATTGTTGCGGTGGTGGAGTTGGTTATTTTGTTATAGGGCGTTTATTTTTAAGATTATGCCAGATATTACAATGTGTACCAACGAAGATTGTCCGCTATCATATAGCTGTTGGCGGTTCAATTGCTCACCAAGTAAACACCAACAAAGCTATGCTAAGTTTGAACCGCAGATAGATGAAGTATTGGACGAAGTTGAATGTAAAATGTACTTAGAAACGCCAAACAATGCGAAGTCAGATGTTGTCAGGTTATGGGGTTAAATGCCCTATAACGCCCGTATATACCTAAGCGAATGCGACCCGTTAGGGTTAGGTATATACTATGTTATACATCTAATGTACTTACCCTCAATCAAGTTATGCTTTTCCTCATTGTAGCGGCTTAACAATACCCTCCAATGTGGTAGCCCTTTTATCTGGAAGTGGGGTAAATCCCATTTCTTGCCGTTGGTTATAAAACCATTCACCCATCCACGACTTTCAAATATTCTAGTAACTTCTAACCAATCGGAAACGCCATCTCTATCTCCATCTTTTTTAGTATCCCAACTTGCTTCCTCAAAAATACCGTCCCCATTTTTATCGTATAATAGCACTATGTCAAATGCTGCTCCGTAATTGTGGTATGACTGCCCAGAACGTGCGTTTGTTACCTTTGGCCGCTTTAAAAAGAGTGCATCCTGCTCTGCAAATGTCCTTAGCGTATAGCTTAGTCGCAGCCTTACTCCTTTGCCTAAAACATTATTTGCAGCCGTATAATCGGCTAGCAGCTTATCTCTTAAGCTAGGGTGCATCAACTTTATGCGGTCTAAACTTATTTTATCCATATGCTTATTTCAACCCACTAAGTTTCTTGCAATTTTTAAGTTCCTTTCGCACTGTATTAAGGTTTATATGCAACACCTTAATTTCTTCCTTCATTTCTGAAAATTTCACGTTAGCATCCTCTACAAAGGTTTTATAGCTTTCTTGCATTTTCAAAATTGCATCACCTTCTGTTACGGCTGCGGCTGCATTGCTGCCACGCCTTCCAAAAAACCAACCAGTACCAGCTCCTACTATTGCGGTTACTACGTTATCAATTATAGAGTTAAAATCAAAAGCCACTATTAATTACCGTTTCGTTTATTGTATTCTTTGTAAGCCAAATAAACACCTCCTGCCATTATAGCAAATAGAAACAACCCACCTGCCAAAGTACCTTCAACTGGTGTAAACAATAGCACCACTACCAATATCGCAAATAGCACAAATACAAATGCCAATGCATTCAAGCTAAAAATCTTGTCTAAAATATTTTTCAAAATATAAAATTTAAAATCGTTGCCCCTATAAAGGAAATCACCCAAAGGCAAACACGCAGCCAATGAGGAAACTTTTTTTGTATTCTATCTGTCCAATTATTACCTAAGTAGAAAATAGAACCTCTAAACAAATAACCAAACGCCGCATCAAACAAAGCATAGCGAAGTAGTAAGTATGTAAATGCAGCCTGCCATTGCCCTATTAATATACCCATAAAAGCAGCCAAACCAAACATATAAAACAAGACTATTGCACTTGCTTTGCCGTGTTTATCGCCAAAATGCCCTTCATATAGTAGTTCAGTTGCTAAGAGTAGAATAAGTGATATGAATAATAGTAATGTCATTGTTTCTCGTTGTATCGTTCTAAATATAAATCCTCGTTTTCTTCTCCAGCAAATATGTGATAACCGTTAGGTGTTGGTGTTACTTCCTCAGCTAGTTCAGGAAATGTGCCGTAAAACAAAACATCTACTGCATACTTATCACTTACGATTGCAGCCGTAAGTTCGTTGCCTTCCTCGTCATAAGTTGCAGCCGTTATAACTATGTTCCCAAGTTCAACAACCGCACAATCTTTTGGGTTGCCTTCTTTGTCAAAGTAATTAGATAGCTTTTTTAACATATCTGCTCTGTCTGTAAATTCAAATTTTAGGTATTTCATAGTACAGTACTCATTATTACGTGTTTAATAGGCTTTACAGTTGCCGTATAGGTTGCAGGTATAGATGTAATTACATTAGTAGTATCATCGCCAAAAGTTTCTGTAATTTTTAAAGTGCCACTTGGTACGGTTACACTTGCTGCATCCGCCAACCTAGTAACCGCACTCCCTGCGGTTGGTATGTAGCTTGTTGGGTAAGTGCCGAGTTCTAATTGAGCACCCCAAGCATAAACACCGCTTACATTATTTCCAAGATATACTCTTGTTCCATTTGCTGTCGCAAGTTGCAATGTGGCTGAAAACGAATTTACTGTAGTTGCAGTTATTGAACACTTGTAAAACCCATTTGCATAAGACTGAATTATAGCCGTTACCCCTGCATCTGACGTACCTATTGTTCCATTTTGAATATCAAAATACGCTCCTCTATCTGCCGTTCCATCATACATCGTAACATATATCCAATTTCTGCCATTAGGTTTAGCAAATACCGAAAACGTATATGTGCTTGCACTCCCTAAACCTGAAGAACCTCTAAAATGAAGTCCTGACGTATTATCTTCTATTATTGTGTCTGCTGTCAAAGTATCGTCAGGTGCATTTGTAGTGTTTGATGCAACCGTTGTTTTTGATTGTGATGTCCAACTTGATACCACTTCACTATTAAGAAATAAATTAGTCCTTTGCGGCTCTAAAAGTAACTTTCCACAACCACCACCCGTATAATCTATTCTAGGTACATTACTTGCAACCGCTTCAATCAGTCCACTACTATTTACCCTTGTTGCCGTACTTGCACGTGTGAAAGTTAAATCACCGCTTCCGTTGGTAGGCTTTAAACTATAATCTTTAGCAGCCTTTATACCGCTTGGATACATTATTAAACTCGCATCATTATACAAGTCAGGATAAATGCCGTTAATAAAATTTATTAAGCAGTTTGCATTTTCATACGTGCCTCCATCGGCTTCTACTCTTGCTTTATATGCAGCCGCTAATATTTCGCCTTGCGACAATTCGCCTCCCTTTATAGCGCTATATTGATACCCGTAGCCGTACATTATTTATCTTTTACTGCAAAACAATCTCCACTAGCTGGCGTTACTTGTGCTAAGTACGCACCACTTTGAGCAGATATAATCATTCCCGTTTTTAGCTCTACTGAACTTGTTAAATTAGATTGTGTTAATACATTATTCCCGTCTGTATCTGTAATCGCTGAAAACGTAGCAGCCGCATTAACTACCAAATAACTTATTTTATCAGCAGCAGTAAATGTCTTTGCACTTGCAACGTAATACTGACCGCCTTTGCTTAATTGTAATTCTGATTGTGTCATTTTATATAAGTACCTTTTTTTTTAATTTGATTTGTTTACTCTTACTATTTGATATTCTATGTCGTAAATTGATAAATTACCACTATGAGCGTATATTTTAACCGTTCCACCATTAGCAACAAATGTATCTGATGAGTAAAAAGGTGTATCAATGGAAAATGATTGCTCAGTATTAGAACCTTTTGCGAATATTAACGACTCCTTAAATTGTTCACCAATATCACCACCTAAATCAATGGAAAAGTCAAAATGACCACCTACATTTCCACTATTTTTTGCCTTAAATCTAACCGTTATCGTGTAATAATCGCCTACATTTTCAGGTGTTATAACCGTTCCATCATAAAATGTAGTCACCCCATCTGGCAAATAATTTTCTATTACCGTTGCTTTATTATTCGGCAAAGCAGATTGAACACCTTCCGTAATCGTAAATGGTGAACCTTCTGTGTATTGATTATCTACATACCTGCCCCAACCCGACCTTTTACCTAAGCTATCAATTAATGCTGCAAATTGTGTTTGAGTTGGCTTGTCGCCCGTTTCAAAGTATGTTTTTAGTATTTCTAAAGTTGTCATTTTATTATAAAGTTATTTTCTAGTTCCCAATATCCAATCCCTTCAATATTTGTCGGAATTACACATCGGTTGTAATTGTAATTTGAATTGATTGTGAGATTAACAAAAGCCCCTGAATAAAGAGAGTTGAAACGTTCCTCAAATGGTGTAATTAACCAATTCTTTTCAAGTTCTATATTCAATGCTTTGTCATCGCTGAATTGTGCATAATCGTAAGCATTCAAATAATTGATTAAATCTGTACAAATCAAAATACACTCATTCATTACACTTTCTGTATTAGATGGATTGTTTACTTCCGTGACTTGCTCCATAAAAAAAGCAGTCAAATTGTAAGATACACCATTTTCAGGCACACCCGTTAGATTATCCAAAGACCATAACATTTGCACCCCGTCAACGCTTTGCGAAGAGTCTACATCATAAGGTGTTCCCCTTAGTATTTCCCTTATTTGTGCGTGGTTGCTCTGGAATTGGTTTAATACCGATATTATGTTTTTTAAAGTAATCAATTAACTTTTGTTTATTTTTTTCGCTTGGTTTATAGGATGAACCCTGTTTCATAGTTATCACGTCTTGGTTTAATTATGTCGAACCCATCTGGTGGATTTTGATATAATGGATAATCCGTTTCATTTTCCATCAAATACAAAGTAGTTCTTTGAGCGTACTCTTCTGCATTATCAAGGTATATTTGAGCAAGTTCAATCAATTCAGATTTAGTAGTGATTGTTGCATTGTCGCCTGACATTGTTACCGTTCCTTTATTAGTAACCTTGTAACTACCTTGTCTTATATAACGAGCTAAAACCCAATTACTAATCACATCGGTCAAATACTCATCAATCAAAATAGTGTTTAATGCTGATATTGAACCTGCTTTGATTTCATTTATCACTTCATCAAATAATCCAGTTCCCAAAATAGGCTCAACAAATAACCTTTGACAATCCCTTATTAAAGGTACAAGTAAATTGTCATCAGTATTGTCGTGTATTGATGTTGTTTCCTTGATAAATGAAGGACCTATTATTAATGTTACATCGTAGCTCATTTCTTTTCTCTAACTATTACTTGTTTCCAAATGTGACGGCAAAAAGGAACTGAAATATCAGTATTAGGTTTTCTATACCACCCTCCACGTGCTAACCAAACGTCAGTTACTTGAGGCGCAAAACCACTCGACTTCATATCGTTTCTAATAAAGTCTATTTCTTGTCGTGTCCATAGCTTATCAATAGACATCATTGCACGGCAAAACGTTCTTGATTTGCCACCCTTTAAAGGTGGTGCATCATCTCGCAAAGTGTATTTATATCTGATTTGAAGTTTCTCTTTTGTCACTGGTAAATTCAGTATTTTAAGTACGTTTTTACCTGCTTGTAGCAAACTCCAATTTAACCCATCCTTTACTATTCTATTCGCTGATTGCAGCAATCCTACCCTTTTATTAACTTCTAATATTGACACTCCTAATGCTTTTGATATTTCACCCATTGACATTTTGGGATTACTTTCGACTAGCTTCAAAATCTTGACATCAAGTTCTTTTAAGTCGTTTGCAAATTCCATCGGCTCACCGTTTGCAGCAAAATCAATATCTAAAGTCAAAACCTCCTCAAAATTATCTTTACTTGCACCAACTTTCTCAAATCGTTTGACTAATTCAAGTTCAATATCTTCTTCACTAAACTTTTGAAAGTTTGACTTTAATTCCATACCAGTCTGACGTGAAATTAACTCCCTTATTTCCTCTGGTCTTAAATTAGCTACTATCGTTTGTTCTGATAGTTCAAGTACTTGTTCAACTGGTTCAAATTGATTAATCGTAACACCTCCAAAACCAATGTCATCAATCATTCGTCTATTGATAACCCTTAGTAATGTTTGTTGTCTTTCGCTTACATACGTTTTCTTGAATATCTCGTAAGATGTTGCAATTTCGCCACGTCCTCCAAGTTGCCCCTCTGTTTTAACACCAAACAACATCGGAGAAGTAATCCTATGACCAATAAATATATTTTGCTGAACCGTTTTTGCTAGTTGCTCATATCGTGCTGGCAAATCATTTCCACTTAAAGCAAGCAATGTCGGTTCGTGTTCTTTGTTAGCTGCAAAGTTTATTACTAATTGCCCTGCATTTTCTGAACCCGTGTATTTATTCTTAAACCTTCTCTCAATATCTTTTTGCTTTTCAGGGTTTTGAGGTACGCCATTATTAAACGTAAGCAAATTACCACCACTAAAACCGTTCTTTATTTCATTTACCCAATAATTGTTGATTTCAACATCGGTTTCTATTGCAGCAAGTGAACCCATATAAACGGGTAACGGGTAATGGTCCATATTAGGGCGATATTCACAATAGTAAATAAAAGACCTTTTATCATCTCTAAATGGTGAATACTTTGGCACAATTTCCGTTGTCGGTCTAAAATTACGCTTCCCGTCTTTTGCCCAATTTTCAGAATAAATCAAACCACCTTCAGTACTTACTCTTATTCTCGAAAAATCAACGTGATAATATTTGTTCCCTTCGCTTGTTCTTAATACCTCAATACAAAAGCCATTATTCAACTCATAATCCGTTGCAACTTTCTTTATTAATTCAGTCCACGTTTCACTATCATTCGCACGGTTAAGCCATTGACGGGCTGCAATAGTCTTGCTCGTATCTTCACCCTCAAATGTTAATCCATCGCCTACAATGTAACCTACTTTGCCGTTTATAATTGCGTTATGTGTGGGACTTTCATTATACAAATCAACCAACTTTTCAGGAAATATATTATCCTCACCAAAATAGATTATTCCTTTTGATTTATTTTCCGTAATCTTTGGCGTTTGATACGCTTCTAATTGTATAAATATTTGTTGATTATTGTCTTGGGTCATACTCTTTGTAAGTAATTGCTATATCTTTTTTATTGGTTGTCACTGATGTTTTGTAAACTCTAAATAAACCCCTCCAAATTGGCTCACTTGTTGGAAGTTCTAACGTCTGACTTGCTACATTGTAAATCTCACAATACAAATCTGATGCATTAGGTAAACTTATTACACCGTTTAATAAATCCTCTGTGCTGTTTTCTGTAATACTAAAACTTACAACACGTGGTATTTTTGTAAATATAGGAGTGCAAAAGAATAGTTTTCGAGTTGCCAATCCATTACCACTCAAAGCAAACAAAAAGTAATCCAATGAATACTCATCTGATATATTTACGTCTAAAGTTTGAGTTGAATTAGAATTGATGACAAACATTTATTATAAGTACCATTTATTGAAAATTGATATAAAAAAACGCCAATCATTACTGATTGACGTTTTAATCTATGAACAACCCCTAAGTTTTATGCAAGCAATGCCGCAATTATTGTAGAGTCAACTTCTGGCATCGGTTCTGTTTCTTCTGCCTTAAAGTTAATAGTATAGCCGTTACGGTCTGCCATTGCAGTACCCCACGCAGCCGAACTCGCATCTAATCGAACACCCGCATCTTTACCCATTAACCAGTATTTACCATTTTTGTCTTTAACAATTACAGTCAATAATGCTTGAGCAAGTAGCTTAATCTGGTTTCTTTTGTCTTGCGACGTTTTATTTAAGATATAAGCTGCTGTTTGTTCAAAATAATTAGTACCGTTCTCACGGTTGACCATTATGCCTTCATTTAACGTACTTGTTGCCTTTTCGGCTTCATACGTGTAAGCAAATGCAGAACCACCAATCGCAGTAACCATACCAGATGCATTCTGTGTAACCGCACCCAAATCACCAAAGTTACCGACTATAAACTCGACAACCCCACCGCTAGAGTCATTACACCCAATTTGAAATCCCGTTGTTAAACTGCAAGCCATAATCTATGCTAATTCAAATTGTACAACTTGAGATGGATACGCCACCTGAACTCCTCTTTTGAACTTGATTGAGTATTTCACATTGTCATCATCTTGTGAATACCAGATTTTGAACTCTTCTTCTTCGTTCATCATATCAACACCTAAAACAAAGTTAGATTGATATGAACCAAATAGACGATTAGTTCCTACAAGTCCATTAACACCTACCAATCTTACGTTACGTCCAGGTATTTGCATTTCGTAATTTGCAAATGAAGTCGCATCAATATGGAAGTTGTTTTTTGCGATTAACGTAGTAACCAAACCATCAAAGAAATCAGTACCGCAGAATATTACTTGGTCGTTTGCAGATTTTAAAGCTGCCGTTCTTGCATCGCACATTGCATATACAATAGTGTCAGAATTTCCACTCGCACCCGTTGTAATACCCGTTCCGCTTGTAATACCTCCAGTGTTACCATTAATCGGTGACGCTGCATCAATCAATTTGATTAATCCATCGTACTTGTTCAAGTAAGCATTGCCGCTTGCAGTGTCACCTTGCCAATCAAGAACCTCAACGTGTTCTTTAACTAATTTAATTAATTGGTCTGATACTGCTTGTGCCATTTGCTCATTCACTTCTGAGTCTGCGTTTGAACCTGCTCTAAGTAAGATTTGAGTCCAATATGCACGAAGTGTTTTCATACACAAAGTGTCTTGATACTTAACCGCTCCAACCGTAATATTACGTTGTGTTAAAGTAGTTGTGCCACTTGCGTTAAATGCACACGCTGAGTCCGCTTGTGGAACTGCTGCTATTGCTAGTAATTGAATTGCCTCACTAGATTTTATTCCAGCTTGCAATGTAAAATAATCTGCCGACTTCGCTTCGAAGTAAGCCCTTCCGATTAACTCGGTACTTGTTTGATTAACGTATGCCGTTAATCCTGATACATCAAATGCCATTGTTTTATTCTATTAATTGTTTGACTTTTTTAATGCTGCTGCCATACGGATTGCTTT